ACAGCGGGCATGGGGGCATGTATGGGGCTGTGTGTAGCCGGAACAGGGGCACGGCTGCTATGCTCAATCAAATATTCACAGGGGGCAGGGGGTCGCTGGCTACAGGTTGGCCTATGAAGCTGCCCCTGCTGGCCGTGGGGGCTGTAGCTGGCTACACTTGGCCGGGCTGCTGTAACTGGCTACAAGACAACGGGTTACGGCTGCCCTCTGGCCGCGCTGGCGGGCCTGCTGGCGGGCAGGCGAACCGACCCGGCCCCGCCTAAAAACGAACCGAACCCGCATATACCCACCCATACATGGCCGTTGCAGCCACCAATTTTTCAGAAGTTGGCAACTCGACCAGCCATATGGCGCTGGCTGGCTTGGTGGTAAGTGGTAGTAGTAATGGGTGCTGGTAGGTGTACGTACTGGCTGGCTAACTGGCTATGTACTAACTGTGTACTGCTGGTTGGTTGGTAACTAATACATTGGTGAGCGTTTGTAGTTGGCAGAGCTTGACCAAGCCTTGGTTTCACCCTGCCACTCTATGCTGTTGGGATTTTCTGGCTAATACATCGGAGCCGCGCCCGCAACTGGCATCCATCGCTTTGCACAGCGACTGTGGAGTGAGTGGCGCTTTTTACCCCGTGCAAGGAGCCGTAACAGGAATTGCCGCTTTCGCTTTAACCTTGGTCGTGTGTACGATTGCCTCACCCGGTAGACCACTTCTACACAGCACCCCGGTCGCGCTTTACTGTCCCGATGCTGTGCGTATGTATTATACTAAAGTTACCCCCCTATGGTCAAGAATAAAAACGTGTCATTCTCATAAATAAATATTATTATGTAAACTAAAACTGCTTGACATATTTTTTTGTTTATGTCATATTGGGCGTATGGTTATAGACTACACAGCGCAAGAATGGCCTACAGACCGTTGGCCTAACTTCAGCCCCGGTGAGCTTAAATGCAGAGAAACGGGTGAGTTGGTGTTGTGCGAAGACATGATGGATGCGCTACAGCAGGTGCGCCATGAACTGGGATCGCCTATGACTATATCGTCTGGGTATCGCAGCCCTCGTCACAGTATTGAAGCAGCCAAGGATACACCGGGCGCTCATGCTACGGGTAAGGCAGTGGATGTAGCTTGTGATGGTGCATATGCCTACCAAGTCCTGTCAGCAGCAATGCGAGCAGGGTTTACGGGCGTTGGCGTTAAGCAAACAGGTGTTAGCCGTTTTATTCATTTGGATTACATTCGACCCGGTGACGGTTTTCATGTCCTACGGCCCGTAATCTGGAGTTACTAAATGGCAAAACGTAAAGCCAAGCCAAAATCGCGTGTTAATGAGGCTGGTAACTACACTAAGCCTACGATGCGTAAACGATTGTTTAACCAGATTAAGGCTGGGTCAAAAGGCGGTAGCCGGGGTCAGTGGACTGCTCGTAAGGCACAGATGCTGGCTCGTAAATACAAAGCAGCAGGTGGGGGTTACAAAGACTAATGGCATTAGCCAAAAGCCAAAAGAGTCTAAAAAACTGGACAGCGCAAAAGTGGCGCACCAAGTCTGGTAAACCATCTACCCAAGGCAAAAAGGCTACGGGCGAACGCTATCTGCCATCAGCAGCAATAAAATCGTTGTCTGCCCAAGAATACGCAGCTACAACGCGCAAGAAGCGCAAAGACGCTAAGGCTGGTAAAAAGGTATCTAAGCAGCCCAAGCGTATTGCAAAGAAAACGAAACGGTATCGGTAATGGCTCTGTCTGAGTTACAACAGCAAGCTGTTCAGCTTGTGTTATTAGACCGTTGGAACCCCAAGCTGGCAAACGATAAGATTGCCAAGACGCTGGGCGTAGACAAAACAACGGTGTTTCGTTGGCGTAAAAACGCGGAATTCAAAGAAGCACTGCAAAAAGAACTGGAACGTGACCGGGCTGACTTCGATGAAATACCGTTAGCTTGGCGCAAAAACCGCGTATTGTCACTGGAAAAGCTGTATCACAGTATACCAGAAAAGCGCGTTGCGTTAAAGTTGCGGGTGTTGCGCGAAATACGAGAAGAAGTAGGTGACCACCGAATACAAGTTGATCATACGATTGAAGTTAAAGGGGCTAATTTACCACCCCGCGCTGAATCGTATGAAGAGTGGGTTAAACAAAACGACCACATGGTAGAAGCAAACTTTACGGTGGACGATGTACGGTAACCCAGATTTTGACAATAATTTTTTGCAGTGGGTCAAAGAAAAGAATACCCTTTATCAAAAGCCTGTTGTAGTTACAGATTGGGGTTCGTTGCACAAAGAAAGCACCATACGGTTTTCTAAGATGTCTAAGTCTATGCTAAAGCGACCTAAAAGAAAATGACTTGGAAACCACAACCCGGCCCACAGGAAAAAGCGATCCGCGCATCGTTTGTTGACGAGTTATTTTTTGGCGGCGCTCGCGGAGGCGGTAAGTCTGAATTTTTGCTGGGTGACTTCCTTGCTGACGTAGATACGTACGGCGAACATTGGAAGGGTGTGTTGATACGGCGAACGTATCCAGAGCTTGATGAGATTATAGATCGCTCGCGCCAAATTTTTAGAGATGCGTATCCAGACGCAGAGTATAAGGTTGGGACGCACCAATGGATTTTTAAAAACGGCGCTACGTTAAAACTGCGACACCTTGAAAACGAAGCAGACGCTGACCACTACCAAGGGCAGCAGTATACATGGATTGGTTGGGACGAGCTAACAAGCTGGTCGGATTTAAAAGCGTATCATAAATTAAAAGCATGTTTGCGAACAGGTTCAGCGGAGGTTCCGACCAAACGCATACGCGCATCGGGTAACCCCGGCGGGCCAAACCATAACAATGTAAAATCGTATTACATTGACTCTGGGGAAGAATCTACTGTTATTACTGGTGATGACAGTATGACGCGGATGTATATACGGTCACTTGTAACTGACAACAAAATATTGTTACAGCGCGACCCCGGTTACATAAAAAGGCTGGAAGGCGTTGGCGATGAGCAATTAGTCAAAGCGTGGCTTGAGGGCGATTGGGATTCGTTCGTTGGTCAGTATTTTACAAATTGGCAAGAACCTCGTATACTTGTCAACAGTTTTGAGATACCATCGCACTGGCCGTTGTTTGGTGCAATGGATTATGGTGAGGCAAGTCCCACGAGTTTTGGATTGTATACCGTGGACTACGATGGCAACGTATATCGCATCAGCGAGTATTACCGCGCAAATGCTACAGCATCACAACACGCTGCCAACATTGTAGAGATGATTGAAAGTTGTCCATTTACAGCAGGTCGTTACCCACAAGCTACATACTGCGACCCGTCAATGTTTGTAAAGCGTCGATTGAGTGAGGTTATAAACCACTCACCAGCAGATGTGTTTGCTGAAAACGGCATCTTTCTGACGCGAGCTAACAATGACCGTGTAACTGGGTGGCGCGTTGTAAATGATGCGCTGATAAAAGAACAGTTATATGTATTTAACGGTTGGAACGATGCGCTGTGTCGCACGATGCCAGCCTTGCCGCGCAGCACTAAAAATCCAGAGGATCTGGATACTACGGCAGAAGACCACGCTGCTGACGAGTTACGTTACGCAATGATGCACGTTTATCGGCCCCACAAACAGGCTGATGAAATGCCCTACGAAGGCACGGGACAAGAAGCGTTAGATATGTTGGAAACAGGTTTTGGCAGACGCAATGGGCGATACGCCGAAGCCTAACACTGCGGTTGGTGCACTGAAACGCGCTGGCCCAACACTTGGAGCGCAGACGATGAAATATTTTAACGGAACCCCAACTACGACGAAGGCAAGCAAAGGCGTTAAAGGCAAAACGGTTAAACCCAAGGCTGCTGGCAGTGACAACATGAAGAAAAGCGGCAAAGGTAAATAGGCTTGAAAGAACGCGAGATAGAATACTGGCAGGGCGCTATTGAAAATGGCCGCAAGTATATGCGGACACGCCATAAAACATGGCGGCGCTTGCTAAAAACGTATGAGCTTGATTTTGACGTTCCGGGTTTGGACGATGACAAAATCGTGCGTATCTCGCGTATGTATCCGCTTGCCCGTCAGATTATAGCCAGCGTTTCTTTTAACTACCCCCACGTTTTCTTCAAGGTTGAAGAGCCGGGGCGCGAGTTTGCCTCTGAGATATTAGAGCGCGTAGCTAACGCTGCGTTGGATCAGATGGATGCCAAGCGCGAGGTGCAACAAAGTATTTTTGACGCATTGTTTTGCAGTGTGGGTTGGCTTAAATTTGGTTACAACCCGCCCGGTGACAAAGACATTGTTGCTCCTTATACAATTAATGATGAAGCCGAAAACGATTTTCCGTATGTGCATCGGGTATCGCCGTTTAATATTTACCTTGACCCTCTGACGCCACCGCACAAAATGGGCAGCGCCCGTTATATCATTGAGAAAATGATCGTGCCGTTAGAGTTTGTGCGCGAAGACAAGCGTTTTACTAACCGCCGTCAGATACAACCAATGTCTGATGACGGCAAAGAGGATACGTTTCTTTATGATTCGCAAGAAGCTGAGTATTCTGATGAGCATGATGCAGTTACAACGGCTAAAGTGCGTGGAAAAATGGTGTGCCTCTACGAAGTGCATGATCGGTTACATAAGAAACGCATTACGTTTGCCGAAGGATTAAAAGAACCTATCGAAGAGGTAGACCATCCGTTTTTGGCAATGGAGCCTGTAACCCAACCAGATCCGTTTACGGGTGAGCCTATGATGACGGGCGAGTTTGAACCTGCTGGTGGGTATCTTGTAGACGGTGGCTTTCCGTATCACGCTATAAAGTTTGATCAGACCGAACGCTCTTTCTACGGCGAGCCGCCGATGGCGTATGTCGAAGATACGCAGAGTCTTATTGTGGAGTCGGTGTCACGCCGCGCAGACTTGCTCAAACGCTTTCAGCGCATTGTTCTTGCTTCACGCAGAGAGCGTGAGGCCAACCAAGATATTGGCGATACATTAGAAACAGGACGCGATGGTGAGATTATTTGGGTAGAAGACCCAAACACATCAATGCGCGAGATGAACTTTGGCAACCCACCGCCCGATCAGCTTGGCATTGAGTCTGATGCGCGTAGTTACGAAGAGCAAAGTCTCAATGTCAGCCAGTTGGCAATGGGTGGTGGCCCAAAAGTAACGGCTACACAGGCCAGCCTACAAGCATCGTTTAGCCAGATCAACCGCGAGTGGATGCAGCAATCAGTAGCCAACGCCTATCGCTCTATTGTGCGTAACACGTTGCGTATGATGGCTGATCAACGCTACACGCCAGAGCAGTTTTTGGTAAACGTAGCGCGAGACACGGAAGATCCGGTTTACGAGGCAGTTACAGCAGACCTATTGCGCGTTAGATACAAGATTGAGATTAATGCAGGGTCGATGCAGCCACTGACCGAGCAGTTAGAGCGCCAAGATGCGCTACAACTGTTTAACTACACCATTGGTTTACCGGAAATTAACAGGATCGAAGCGATTAAGGGGCTGTTATCTACTTTTAGAGTCCAAGATCCCGAAAAATACCTTGGAAACCAAGAAGACGGCGATACCATCAAGGCCGCAAACCTTGAAAACGTGGCCTACTTGGTCAATGGCGGTGATCCGGGCGTTACGCCAAACGAAAATCACCAGTTACACATACAAATCCACAGCCAGATACAACAGTTGCCACAATTTCAGCAACTATTACCACAGCAACAGCAACAGGTGTTGCAGGTCGTGCAAAATCACGTTGGTCAGCACCAGCAATTCTTACAACAGATGGCACAGGGTCAAGCACCATCAGCCCCAGCTGGGTCAGATCGCTCTGAAAGCGAAGGCAGCATAATATCTTTAGTGCGTAGCCAAGCGCAAGAAGTCAGCCAACAGTTACAAAACGCACCGGGGCAAGGCTAACGTATGGTTTTTCACGATTATGAATGCAAAGAGTGCGGTCACAGACAAATAGATGTGCCGTCTGCTACCAGCGCACAGATACAGCGCATTATACCGTGCAACCAGTGTGATGGCACGGCGCGTATGATTTTTGTAACCAGCAACTTTATTCACAATTCCCATTCTGGGATGTATGGAAAGTTTCACGCTGGGTTTGGAGAAGTGGTTGAGTCGTATAGCCACAAACAAGAATTATTAAAAAAATATAACGTGACAGAAACCGCAGACCCTGTTGGTGGTTCGCGTTGTCACATAGGATCTGATATAACCAATGCTGCTCCGAGCAATACCGAACCTGCTGGATTTGGAACTACGCCCGAAGAAGCGGTCGCTGCTGCGGAAAAAGCATACAACGAGGAGAAGTAAGCAATGTCCGAAGCTGTTTTAGACTTGGACTCCGGCGCTGAAGACTCGTCACCCGATACTGGCTCATCCAGTGAGCAGCCAACCAACGAGGTTGAACTGTTTGCAGATGACACGCCAACATCGGCACGAGATAACGGTGATGGAAACTCTAATGGCGAAACATCGGATTTTGACCCGGAACAGCACGATTGGCTGAGAGGCGATACCGAAGCTGTTCCAGAACAATACCGAGGGTTAGTCCCTCTTGCAAAAAACTTACAGGCGCAATTTACGCGCACACAGCAAGATTTGGCCGAGCAACGGCGAGAGCTACAAGCCCAGCAGGGTGAGTGGGCAAACCGTGTGCAGCAAGTTGCTGTGCCACAGCAGCCGCAGATTGATCCTATACAGGAAATGCGGAATAATTTATCTGATGAAGATGCGCGGGGCATTGATGCTGTCGAGCAGATTATTCAGCATAGAGTTGGCACGCAGATGCAGCAGATGCAAAACCAAGTTGCACAGTTACAAAACCAGTTGTCCCATGCAAACCAATACGTCCAAGGCCAGCAAACGGCTTACATAGATTCGCAGGTTCAAGAGGCGCGTGGTGAGTATGGACAGGATTTAGACAATTACACCGATCAAATTGTAGCCACTGTTCGCATTAACAACCCGCAAACAGGGCAACCTTATACAGTTAGAGAGGCGTATGAGTTACATGCTGGTATAACTGCACAAAAAGCTGCTGAGTTACGGCAAAACGATAGCCAAGCTCGTAAATCCAGCAAACGTGCTGTGCGTTCATCGTCTGGAGTAGATGCAAGTGAGGAAACTGGCCCAATGTCCGATAACGAAGTGTTGTCGGGATTAGCCAATTTAGGATTCGATTAGAGGATAATTAACAATGTCAGCGACGACTACGACAGAAACTTGGGATGCCGCTTGGACGCTAACTATGCGAGCCAAGCGTAAGGAGCTTACGGATAACTTTTTTCAAGCCTATCCCACGCTTGAAATGTTCCGCTCTGATGGCGCTTTGATTACTGAAAATGGCGGCAAAGAAATTCAGTGCGACCTTATGTATGCTGGTAACAGCGCACAGTATTTTAGCGGTTACGACGTTCTTAATACGGACGCCGTAGACGGTATTACGGCAGCGTTTTACCCGTTTCGTTATGCAGCAGTGCCTATTACAATTAATTACACCGAAGAGATGGAAAATCGCAAGAGTGATGCGGCTATGAAGTTGCTTGAAGCAAAGACTCGTCAGTCTATGCTTACGCTCCGCGACCAGATCAACGCTTCGTTGTATAGCGCCCAGACGGGCAAAGCACCGTTGGGATTCCAAGATATTATTGCTGATGATCCTACCAGTAGCCCGACTACGTTGGGTGGTATTACGATCAGCGGTAACTCTTGGTGGCAGAATAAGACCAACAATGCCACATCGGATACTTCGTTCAAGACCATTACTGGAACGAATTTCTATCAAGGTATGCTCCGCATGGCATCGCTTTGGAATGATGTTTCCGAGGGCAACGAGCAGCCTACGCACATTTTTACCACAAACGATATTTACGCTTCGTTTGAGGAAATTTTTGAAGGCACGGGTTACCAGCGTTTGAGTGGCAACGATGCTCCGGGCGTTGATGGTCGCTTGCCTTCTTTCCGGGGCATCCCGGTGCAGTATGACCGCGATTGCGCTTCGGGTAAGATGTATTTTCTTAATACCAATTATCTTAAAATGCACATGCAAGCCGGAATGAATTTTGCCAAAACTCCGTTCAAGGAGCCAAGCAATCAGATGGCGAAAGTTGGTTTTATCGTCGTTGGTCTTCAGATCACGACAAACAATCGTCGTCGTCAAGGCGTCATTCACAACATTACGGCTTAGGGAGGGTTAGACAATGGCAATTTTACACGCCTCTCCAACGACCACCTCCGCTACGGATGATCATGGCGTTGGCAACATTTTTGATAGCCCAGATGGTAAGAAGTACAAATGGGTCAAGATTGCAGATGCAGTTGATCTGCTTACGGGATACGTTCTTACCCCCGCAAGCACGGACGGCACTGAGTTTACGCCCGATGTGTCTGGCGGCTCCCAGAAGGCACTTCGCGGTGTCGGCATAGCACTGGGTGCAGTAGATGTATCTGAAACGCCTTATTGCTTTATGCAGATTGCTGGCGTAGCTACGGTCTTTACAGACGGTAGCGTTGCAGCTGGCGAAGCTGTTGTAGCTGACAGCGGTGCTGATGGCCGTGCAGATACTATGGCTGACGGTGAAGAAGAGCAGGTTTTTGGATTTGCATTAGCTGATGACTCCGGTTCGCCGACTACGGCTCCGGTGTATTTGCTGGGCAACTTCTAAAATTAAATAAATGGTGGTGAAGCAGTTTGGTTGTAGTGAGCAAAAGGCTGCTCTCACAGCTATCCGTGGAGACTGCTTCACCACGTTATCTTACAAGGAATAAACAATGGCAAAACGTATGCAGCAGCATACCCTGTCAGCAGAAGTAGCAGAAGCAACGGAAGCGGCACAAACGGCTAAACCTGCGCCAAAAGAAGACGCAGCCAGCGTTACGCCAGAGCAAGTTGCCCAGTTAATTTTAAAGGGCAGCAACGAAACGAAAGAAGCTATTCGCAAGGCGCTCGATCTGGATAAAACGCACACCCGTCAGCGCCGATCCAAAGTCACCAACAGCCAAGTGCGAAATCATGTTAGGGCTGTAGGTGAGGTAACCCATATACCGGGTTTTGTACCTTCACCCCCTGCGCGGGTTTCAGATCGCGGCCCCGAAGCCGTTGAAATTTGGACTAATCGCTGGTTAGATGACAATGGCGATAACTTGTCTGAATACGATCTTGACCAGATTGCAGAGGGTGCTGAGATGTAACCAGTGACTGAATCATTAGGTCAAGTAAACGCCGCTGCGTTCTTTGGTGACGCTGCACTTTTTGGAGTGTTGCAAGCCGATACAGTTACATTTGGCGCATCATTTACCGTTCCATCATTAACAACGACAGAACGAGATGCGTTGACGGCAGCTAACGGGATGTTGATCTATAACAGTACGCTGAATAAATTTCAAGGTTACGAAAACGGCTCATGGGTTGACATGAGGGCTGCCGTTTTAGGATGACAAACATTGAGATTTTGCAGATAGCATTACGGCGCGTTGGGTTAAACACAAATAGCTCGACGTTTAAAAATAGTGCGCGTGACTATCTAAATCTTGTCGGCAAAGATATACAAAGCCGAGAACAATGGAATTGGCTTTTTAAATCAGCTACATTTAATACGGTTGCAGACACGCAGACTTATTCATTAGAAACTGATGTGTTGACGCCACTTTCGTTTCGCAATGTAACTGAGAATCATGTAATTGTCATACAAAGCACCCAAGATATTGACGCTGCTGATCCCGACTCCAGCATTGATGGTGACCCTCGCTTTGTAGCTATTAACGGCATAGACACCAATGGTGCGATACAAGTATCATTATACCCCACGCCAGATGGTGTAGACACTATTGGCTACCGTTACTATCGCCAAATACCAGAGTTTGTTGAGTTAGAAGACAACAACTCGATTAATCAGTATTACCCCCCAGTTATACAGCCAGCACTGATCTACGGCATTACGTCACTTTTTAAACAAGAAAAAGGTGATGACCAAGGCGCTGGTGTAGATCGAAATGAAATGGAGCGTATAGTAGCTATCGCCTCCAGACAGAATCTTAGCGTCCAAGGTAACCGTAAATTTCGTATGCGCCGCTCGGACGACGACTCATCTTCACAGTTTAGTTTTTATCCGACAGAGGGGTCATTAAGCTAATGCCAATAGCTGCTGAATCTTTACGCCTTGGCCCTTGGAGAGATGGGGTAAACTACAGTGTTCCAGCCGAGGATTTATCTCCGTCTGGCATCCATGATATGCAAAATTGCACTGTGGGGTTAGCGGGTGAGGTATCTAAGCGCAAAGGATTTGTGAAATTCAACAGCAGTGCAATGAACAGCGGTGCTACGGTTACAGCATTGGGTCAAGTTACACTGGCTGGCGCAGAAAAGGTGTTTGATTTTTGCGGTAACAAATTCTTTGATGTTACAGGTGGGTCTGCTACAGATCGAACAGGCAGCACAACGATTACGGCTGGCAACGACTATACATGGCAATGGGTGTTGGCTGGCGATACATTGGTCGCAGTAAACGGCCAAGACACCGATGCTATTAAATGGACGGGTGGTAGTAACAACGCAGCTGCATTAGATGATGATTCGCGGTTTACCAAGCCGAACCATATAGCATTTTGGGAAAATCGCCTTTGGGTAGGTAACACCAACACCGTGCCAGATCGGGTATGGCGCTCAGACGCAGGTGATATAGAAACGTGGGGTGCGCTCAACTACCACGCCTTTGGTTACGATGTAACTGGGCTTTCGCCCTTCCAAAGCACATTGTCAGTGCATACCGAGCAGGGCATACACACCCTCACGCCTACGGGTAACTCTACTATACCGTTTAGCCAGCAGCAACGCACACAGCGCGGAACGATTGCTGGCCGAACGATTGTAACTATACCCGGTGAGCGTCAGTTGTTTGTCAGAGAAGATGGCATCTACCAGTGGACAGGTGGCCCTGCTGTTGAAAAGATCAGCTTTGCGTTGGACGATGGGTATTGGCCTAATCTCAACAGTGCGCGATTGCCGTATTCGTTCGCACTGTTTTACCCAGCCGAAGAGCAGGTGTGGTTTTTTCTGCCCTTTGGCGCATCACAAACGCAGATGAACAGCGTGGTTATATACAGTAACCGTCTTAACTGTTGGTTTGGCCCGTATAATGGGTTTACGCGCAACGCTGCGGCCATGATCGACGAGCTACCTCATGCTGGCGATTTTGCTGGTCACATCCAGAAACATGAGACAGGTGACAACGATGACGGGTCAGCTATCCAAGCGTTTTTCGAGACTGCGAGTTTAGCTCCTCTGGGCGATGCTGTTCAATGTCGCTGGTTG